GAGGCCGGTGATCGCGGTGGAACTAAACGGTCTTGCGGAGAAGTTCGGCAGCACAGATTAGGCCGTGAGAGACTGGCTCACCAAGCGATCCTACAAACAAGTCACCAGAGTGGGACATGATTATGTCTATGTATCGGTCTAAAAAACTCTTGCAAGCGGTATCATCGCTTCCCTGCCAGATCTGCGGGATAGAGGGATCTACGCAGGCGGCACACGCAAACTGGAGTTGGAGTGGCAAAGGGATGGGACTAAAAGCGCACGACTGTTTTGTTGCGGCGCTATGCCAGACCCACCACTACAACATAGACCAAGGTAAAGACTTAACAAAAGGGGAAAGAGAAGAACTATGGACAATGGCACACAGAAAGACGCTGCTGGAATTGTTCAGACGCGGCCTGATCCAACCAAGTTAAGGTTTCGGAAATGCAAAGACTGTTGCGCGAAGATCGTATTCGTACCCAAGAAACTGTTTTGCTCACCCTGTACTAAGAGGCGCTATGGCGACAAGCCCAACACAACTAACCCTAAAACTCTTGCGGGAGGAGGGCTGGACCGTGGAAGTAGTAGAGAGGTGGGTTCCAGGGGCGAACATCCGCAAGGATCTATTCGGGTTTATAGACCTAGTGGCGCTCAAGGGAGACCTGACCCTGGGAGTACAAGCGACAAGCTACAGCAACATGGGTGCGCGGATCAAAAAGATAGAAAACGCCGAATTGTTGTCCCAGGTACGGCGAGCCTCCTGGCACTTATGGGTTATCGGATGGCGAAAACAAAATAACCGCTGGACTCATAAGGTTGTAGACCTCTCATGAAAATACTCGTCACCGGCCATAAAGGTTTCATTGGCACAAACATGGTCTGGTTCCTCACCGAGCGCGGGCATGAGGTCACAACCTATGATTGGGATGATGGGGTTCTTGCAATAAACCCTGTCGATCTGGTGATCCACCTGGGTGCAATAGCAGACATGACCGAGATGGACACGGAAAAAGTCTTGCGGCAGAACTTGGACTTTAGCATTTACCTGTTTCAGGAATGTAACCGTCTGGGAATCAACCTCCAATACGCCAGTTCCTCATCTGTTTATGGGAACACGAAAACCTTTGCGGAAGAATCACCCTGCTCTCCTCAGACGCCTTATGCCTGGAGCAAGTACCTGTTTGACCGCTGGCTCTCTACCCAACAGAAAAGAATCATTGTGCAAGGGTTCCGCTATTTCAACGTCTACGGGCCGCACATGGGGCTTAGAGGCAGACGGGCTAGTGCGATACACAAGTGGATCAAGCAAGGGCAGGAGAAGGGCTTTATAGAGGTTTGGGAGGATGCCGCAAACATATACAGGGACTGGACCCATGTCTCTGACGTTTGCCTGCTGCACGAACGCTTCTTTAACATCCGCGACTCTGGGGTGTGGAATGTCGGGCCTGGGAGGTCATACAGTTTCCGAGAGATCGCAGAAAGTATTGCGGACAAATATGGATTCGATCTCATAACCCACAAGATGCCCCAGGAAGAAGCACCAAGGTTCCGACAGATCACTTGCGCCAACCTTCTAAAGCTGAACAAGACTGTTGGATATATCTCATGGCGAGATGTAAAAGACTACATACGGTTTGATTGTTCTGTATAATGTTGTAAGGGTGGTCGCCTTCTGACCAAACGGGCAGGACCTTCGGCTCCATCGCGCCGTGCGGCCACCCGACTATTGCGTGGCATAATAGAGTTTGTTGTCTCCTCTCTGTCCCCTCACGGGGTTGTGCCTCGCCTCTCCCCCTGGCGGGGCATTTTTTTTGCGGAGGATGTGTGACAGTAAACCAGAGAATCCTAGAGGTACTTACCGAGCCAAAGTCTGCAACGCAGATCGCAACAGAGATCGGGCTAAAAAAGGAAACAGTCAAGATCGCTCTGCTGGCAATGTTCAAAAAGAACAAGGTCACGCGGGAAAAAGCCGAGCGCCCAAGTACAGAAAAAGGTCCACGTTCCGAGTTCAAATATGCTCAGCCTACTAACGGCAACGGGCAAGCGTCCTGAGTCCTGGGCTATATGCCAGAAGGTTATACAGGCGCAGACCTACCAAAAACCTTTGCGGTGGGTCATTGTCGATGACGGTGAGACTCCCCAAGAGATCAGCATCACTAGAGACTGGGAAGTAAAGGTGATCCGCAGACAACCCTATTGGCAACCAGGGCAAAACACCCAGGCGGCGAATCTTCTTGCGGGGCTCAAGCATTGCACCGATAGCATTGCAATCATCGAGGACGATGACTACTACCATCCAGACTGGTTAAACAAAGTAGACGAGATGCTAGAGCAAGCCGAACTGGTTGGAGAAACGAGAGCGCGGTACTACAACATTCGGAACAATACCGCCAAGGAAAGCAAGAACAAATCTCACGCAAGCCTTTGCGCTACCGCTATGCGTGGCAGGGCTATAGAGACATTTAAGAGGGTCTGTAAGCCCATCCGTTACATAGACAAGGTTCTCTGGCAGACACACAAGAACAAGAAACTGTTTGACACACACTACGTTGTAGGAATAAAGGGCTTTTCTGGCCGAGCCGGTTTAGGGTCAGGACACGACAGTTTGCCGATGGCAGACTCCGACCAAAAGATATTGCGGGACTGGATTTCAGACCATCACCTATATGCACAAAACAGCACTCGATAACGCCCAAAAGTTCTTCGACCGATACGGAAAAGAACTTACTCACGGCAGGGTTGTAGATGTAGGAAGCCAAGATATAAACGGCTCCCTAAGACAAGTCTGCCCAGGAAAATATACCTATACTGGGATAGATTTCGTCCCTGGTAAGAACGTCGAGATCGTCCTAGAAGACCCGTACAAGTGGCCTATCTCAGATAACCATGCGGACATTGTGGTTTCTTCTTCCTGCTTCGAGCATAGCCAGTTCTTCTGGATGACCTTCCTAGAAATGGTGCGGATCACTAAGAAGCACGGTTACATTTATTGGTGCGCTCCTAGTAATGGAAAGGTTCACAAGCATCCGTATGACTGTTGGAGGTTTTACCCAGATGCAGGAGAAGCTCTTGCGGAGTGGGCAAACGCAGCAGACAAACCGGTAACACTACTAGACAGTTATACAGACTCTGGGCAAGAATGGGGTGATTACGTTGCGATATACAGGAAGGACTGAATCATGGCTCGACCATCTACGCTAGAAAACAACATAGACCTCGCACAACAATATGTGGACGGGGATTATGTTGCGGCCGGAGACTTGATCCCTTCTGTGGCTGGACTGGCTGTTTACCTTGGCAAAACCCGTGAAACAATGTACGCATGGGGTCGAGATAACAAACAGTTTTCTGACATATTAGCCAAACTGCTAACCGTTCAAGAGAAAACGCTGCTCGCTGGTGGCCTGGGTGGGACTATGAACTCGACTATTAGCAAGCTCGTACTGAGCAAACACGGGTACTCAGATAAGGCAGAAGTCGAGCAGAAGATCACCGCAACACCGGCTATAGAAATTGTCTGGAAAAGTCCAACTACCTAGCGCGTTTCAGTTCGTAGCGCAGCCTGCACGGTTCAAGGTTGCATACGGTGGGCGAGGCTCTGGTAAGTCTTGGACCATCGCACAAGCACTCTGCTTGCTCGCAGTCTCTAAGCCTCTCAGAATCCTTTGCGCCCGAGAGTTACAGGTCTCTATCAGGGATTCCGTCCACAGACTTCTTGCGGACCAGATAGACCGCCTTGGACTAGGTTCCTTCCTAGAGGTCCAGAATACCGAGATCCGAGGGTCTAACGGTAGTCTGTTTATCTTTGAGGGCTTGAGGCACAACGTCACCAAGATCAAGTCGATGGAAGGTATAGACATATGCTGGGTAGAGGAGGCCGAGAGAGTCTCAGAGGATTCCTGGCGCACACTTATTCCTACGATCCGCAAACCAAACTCCGAGATTTGGGTGACCTTCAACCCCGAGCAGGAGACCGATCCAACCTACCAGCGGTTTGTGAAGAACCCACCTCCAGAAGCAATGGTGCGGAAGATTAACTGGGAAGATAACCCTTGGTTTCCGATAGAACTCCGCAAGCAGATGGAGTACGACTATCGTGTCGATCCTGACTCGGCTGCACACATCTGGGGCGGGGAGTGTAAGAAGATCTCAGATGCCCAGGTTCTGAAGGGCAAGTGGGTGATAGAACCGTTTGAGCCAGAAACAGACTGGCAGGGACCGTACTATGGTGCGGACTGGGGCTTCTCTCAAGACCCGACCACACTCGTAAAGGTATGGATTCACCAGAGACGGTTATACATCGAGCATGAGGCGTATGGTGTTGGAGTCGAAATAACCGAAACGCCTAGTCTGTTTGACAGCATCCCTGAGAGCAGGAAGCACACAATAAGGGCAGATTCGGCAAGACCTGAGACCATCAGTTATATGCGGCGGCAGGGGTTCAACATTATTGCGGCCAAGAAGGGGCCAGGATCGGTCGAGGATGGCATCCAACATCTAAGAGGATACGAGAAGATCATCATCCACCCGAGGTGTAAATACGCTTCCCAAGAGGCTAGACTGTACTCATACAAGGTAGATAAGTTGACAGGCGACATTCTTCCTGTACTAATTGATGCTAACAATCATATAATCGACGCGATTCGCTATAGCCTGGAGCCAATCATCAAACCGGCGAAATTGATCATGGAGTGGGCATAATGGGCCTTTTGGATATGTTTAAGCGGCGCGAAATAAAGTCTTATTCCTCGCCCGAACTTCTGCTCGCCTATTACGGCAAGTCTCCGCAATTCAACGCCTGGGATGCAAACAAGGCGATCAAGGAAGGTTACAAGCACTCTACCTGGGTGTACTCCTGCATTAACCTCCGAGCCTCTAGTGCGGCTGCGGTTCCGTGGATTGTAGAGCGCAAGGTCGCAGACGAGTGGCAGTTAGACGAGAACAGCCAGCTTGCCCAACTCGTAAAGATGCCCAACCCAGATATGGACTGGGCGACGATCATCCAATACACCATGCAGCATCTAGACCTCTCGGGCAATGCTTACTGGTCTAAGGTTCGGGCTGGTGTTGCGGTCGGGGAACTCTGGCCGCTTATGCCTGATGCCATACGAGTAATCCCAGGCTCTATGCGTCTCGTAGACCGTTACGAGTACAACCTGGGGGTGAGCCGTCGAGACATTCCTCCTCAAGACATGATGCACTTTAAGTACCCTGACCCAGGCAATATGTGGTTCGGGGTTTCTCCGTTGCACTCTGCGGCGCAGGCAGTAGACATCGACAACGAATCCGAGCGCTTCCAAAAGGTAAGCCTGGAGAACCGTGGGCTGTCAGACATCCATTTCGAGGTCCCACCGGATGCGACTGCGGAACAGGTAAGACAGTTGCGGGACATTTACTCGGAGCAACAAGCCGGCCCACGCAATGCTCGCAAGGCTTTGTTTTCCTCTGCTAAAGCCACGATCCTCTCTACGACTGCTGCGGAACTCGACTTTGTAGAGTCCAGAAGGTTTATCAGAGACGAGATCTGTTCCGCGTTCGGTGTGCCACCTCCGATGGTTGGCAACTACGAACGGGCGACTCTTGCGAACATAGAGACGGCAAGGCAGATCTTCTGGCGGGATACGATGATTCCCGTACTGGATAAACTGTCTGGGGTTCTCAACCTTCAGCTTGCGGTCGAGTACGGTGAAGAGTACCGGATCAGATACGACCTCTCCCAAGTAGACGCTCTGCAAGAGAACTTCACCGAGAAGGTAAACAATGCCCGAGGTTTATGGAGCATGGGCTTACCTTGGAACGAGATCAACCGTCGCCTGGAGATGGGCTTTGAGGATGTAGAAGGCGGTGAGGTTGGGTATATCCCTGCTGGCTTACTGCCCACCAACTTTGAAATGCCAGAAGAGCAACTCGATGCCAAGGCCGCTTATCAAATGGCATACGGCAAAAAAGACTGATGCTGACAATTGTTACTTGGTTGTGGCATCAACCTAGAAGGCAGATCGTTTACAGACCGGAGCACGTCAACACTTGGGCGCGGATGGTTTCTCGGAACATCACTATCCCGCACAGGATTCTCTGCATCACAGATAGACCAAACGGTATAGAGATCCCGACCTATAAGATCTGGGAGCCTCCTGCGGTCATCAATCGTTCCTGGGGAATTACTCGCCCGCAATGCTATGTTCGTCTCAAAGCCTTCTCCGAGGAGATCCGTGAGGTTCTTGGTGACAGGTTCGTAAGCATGGACCTTGACTCTGTTATCACCGGCAATCTGGATGCGGTCCTTTCTCGCTCCGAAGATTTCGTAATCAACCGAGGCGAGACTAGACGCAACAGTTACAACGGCTCTATGTGGATGATGACCACAGGAAAGCGCAGCCGAGTCTGGACTGAGTTCTCCCAGGCTGGGGTTGAGAGGGCGCTACAGAACGGATACATGGGTTCCGATCAGGCGTGGATCAGAGAATGTCTTGGTCCTAAAGAAGCAGTCTGGCAGGCTCCAGAGGTTTGCTCCTTTGTTCGGGTTAGACCCATTCCAAACTGGACACCAGAAGCAACAGACACGCGGATCGTATTCTTCCAGGGCAGCATTAAACCCTGGGACTCTACCGCACAGAAACTTGCGTGGGTACGGGAGCATTACAAATGAACCTTCTCATCCTTGGATTCAATCGTTCATTCTCGCATTGCTGGCCCAGCGTCCAAGAGAAATGGATGCCTCATGTCGATAAGGTTTTCTACTGCGTCTCTCGTTCTAACAAACCTGTTGCAAACGAAAGATCTGGAGAGGATGGCCAGCCCGAGTGGGATCTAGGCATAGACGCGACTGCTGGCTTATATCTCGACCAAGCGTATGTAGACTCGCAGATTACCCAGACCTTCCGCACCGCGTTAAACGCAGGCGTATGGCCGAGGTGGACTCCTGAGACCCTGCATAACCTTGTGCGGTATCTCTACACAATAAGCCGCGCAGCCTCATTCGTACCGGCAGAACGTACTGCGGTGATCCGTTGCGACATGATGCACCACGACGATATAGATTTAGGCGAGGGGAATATCTTTCCCGCTTGGCATAACTGGGCAGGGCTTAACGACAGGGTGGCGATACTCGAACCCGATGCTTTGCAAGCGTATCTGTTGCGGTATAACAGAATCAAAGAGTACATCGGCAAGGGCAATCAGTTGCACTCCGAGCGATTCCTCAAGTGGGCGATGGCCGACTTTAAGATCAAGAAGGTTGACGGTATGCGAGCCAGCCGCGTGAGGATTGGCGGCAAGGTAAAGAAAGAAGATTTCGGAAAAGGCAGATGAACCTTATATACGCGTACTACGAGAATGGCGGGATGCTTGACCGGCAAATACAGGAGTGGGAGTCTTATAAGCCCGAGGTCAAAGCCAAACTGCAAGTCTTCCTAGTGGACGATGGCAGTCCTACTGATCCCGCAGAAAACCATTTGCGGCCTGTAGGCTTTCCCATCCATCTGTTCCGCGTTATCCCCAACCTTGTCTGGAACCAGACCGGTGCAAGAAACCTTGCGATGCACAACGCCACAGATGATTGGTGCTTTATGATGGACATGGACTGTTTGCTAATGGCAGATCAGGCAGAGCGTCTCGTCAAGTTTAAGACCCACTCCAGACGGTTTTATATGCCCGAGGCGCGGAACTATCAAGGTATTGCAGAGCATCAGCATCCGAACTGCATACTTGTCGAGCGCTCTAAGTTCTGGGAGTCTGGTGGGTATGACGAGGATTTCCAAGGCTGGTATGGCTCAGACGCACCATTTAAGGCGGCGCTTTCTCGGGTGGCCAGACGTATAAACACAAACGAATGGTTTATAAAGCGGGTTAGACGGGAAGATATTGCGGACGCATCTACTCGGGAATGGGGCAGGAAGGGTACGGAATACCACTCGATGAAGAACCCAGTCTTACGGGCCAAGCGCAAGACAGTTTATAAAGCAGAGAATCCTCTGCGGTTTGAATGGAAAAAGGTATGCGTTATCTGACAGGAAAGAACAAGCGGCGGGAGGTTGCGCTACAGGGTGCGCTTTTAGACCGTATGGCTGCGAGATTCCAGATGTCTGTTGCGCGGCAGATTCAGAACGCTATGCGGGCAGGCTTGAAACAGTTTGAGCAGGACGGTTCTACTGTTGGCATAGATTCTGTTGTCGATCCTTACGAGATCCGCATGACCGCAACCATAGGAACCGAAGCTAGAAATATCATGCAGACCTTTGGCGAGCGCATCCTGGGTAACGAAAAAAGATTGCGGAAGGATATAGGCGACGATCCTTTTGAACAGGCAATGCAGAATTACATTCGGATTTACGGATTGCAACACGCCGAGCTAATAACCCGCACGACCAAAGAGCAGCTAAAACAGTTGATACAAGACGGATTAAACGAGGGTATAGGTACAGAGCAGATTGCCCGCAATATCCGCAAGAAGATTCCGAGCATGGCTCAATTTCGAGCCGCGACCATTGCAAGAACAGAGACCCATACGGCAGCAAACTTTGGCTCTCAGGCTGCGGCAGAGGCTACGGGTTTGGTTCTTATGAAGGAATGGGCGGCTGCGGAAGATGACAGGACACGCCCAGATCACTCGGATGCAGACGGTCAGGTGGTCCCGATGGACGGTTCGTTTACTGTTGGCGGGGTACAGTTACAGTTCCCAGGCGATCCGTCTGGCCCACCCGAGCAGATTATCAACTGTCGGTGCGTTCAATTATTTATTGAAACCTAAACCGAAATCGGTTAAATTCCGGCTATGGATGAAGATGAACTCATTTCTGCCTGCATAGCGGAAAAGATCGGCGAGGGCTGGGATCAAGACCAAGCTGTTGCCGCTTGTCTGAATATGGCAGCCGAGGGAAATCTCAAAAAGGGTAAGACGATGGAAACCAAAGCGCTAAAGTTTGATGAGTCTGTGGTGGATACCGAGGAGCGTACCTTCAAGGGATACGCTTCTACCTTTGGCAACCGCGATGAGGTCGGCGACATTATCGAGGCAGGCGCTTTCACAAAGACCATTGCGGAGCGTGGGCCTAACGGAACCAAGCAGATCAAGATTCTCTGGCAGCACTCTGAACCTTTGGGTATGCCCACGATCATGCAGGAAGACTCCAAGGGTCTTTATGTAGAGGGCAAGATCAGCAAGACCCGCTTGGGCGATGAGGCACTAGAACTCATGCGGGACGGTGTGGTGGACAAGATGAGCATCGGCTTCTCTATTCCTGGCGGCAAGTCTGACTGGGACGAGAAGCGCGGCTCAAGGATTATCAGGG